ACCGACTCCCTGGCGGCCCGGCTCAAGCGGGCCTCTCTCTTCGACGAGTACTTCTTGTGGGTCTTCTCGGAGCGACCCTCCTTTGCAGCGCGCATGGAGTGGCTGGAGAAGCACTCCTGCAGCACCTCTGTCGGGGCAGTGCACAGGCTCCACAGGTCGCCCGAGGCGGCGGTCTGGAGAGCGGCGGAGGCAGCCAAGGCGCGCAAGGTTATGGACTCCAACCTACCGAAGGATCTGGAGGAGACGTTCCGCAAGTCGCTGCTCAATGCCCGATTCAACGAGGTGATGGGCGAGCTCTCCCACAAGGAGATGATGGATCACTATCAGCTGGAACTCGACAGCGCCCACCTGAAGCTCAAGGAGCGACAGGTCGCCCTCAAGGAGAAGATCGATCCGGCCAAGCTCGCGCAGGCCGATCGCAGGATCGCGCTGCTGGAGAATGCCGCCATCGCCGCCAAGGAGAAGCTGGCTGGGATTGTCTCCAAGGGTGGTCTCTCGCCCGAGACCTTGCAGCAGATCGAGGAGGCCGCAGGATTGCTATGAGGCGCCCGGCCTATGTGTCCAAGGAGTTCGCGGGTGCCTGCAAGGTCTTCCCCGAGCGCGACACACTGCTGCTCGCCTACCAGGCGAAGTGGGTGCGCGACTGCTCACGCCTCTGCATGGCCGAGAAGAGCCGCCAGATCGGCTGGACCTGGGCAAGTGGCTACAAGCTGGTCTCCAAGAAATCACTCTCCGCTGCCCGGCTCGACGCCTGGATCTCCTCACGCGACGATATTCAGGCCCGCCTCTTCCTGGAGGACTGCAAGAGCTTTGCAGGATTGCTGAACCTCGGAGCGCAGGATCTCGGGGAGAAGGTGATCGATGAGTCGGGTCACTCGGCTTACGTCCTCGCCTTTGCCAACGGGCTCCGTGCTCACAGCATGTCGAGCAATCCCGATGCCCAAGCCGGCAAGCGCGGAGACCGCGTGCTGGATGAATTCGCCCTCCATCCCGATCCCCGCAAGCTCTACTCCATCGCCTACCCCGGCATCACCTGGGGTGGGTCGCTCGATCTCTTCTCCACCCATCGCGGCACGGCCAACTTCTTCAACCAGCTGATTCAGGAGATCCGCCACAAGGGGAATCCCAAGGGGATCTCCCTGCACCGGGTCACCCTCCAGGATGCACTCGACCAGGGCTTCCTCTACAAGCTCCAGGGCAAACTCCCGCCCGACGATGAGCGCATGGCCATGGACGAGGCCGAGTACTTCGACTTCATCAAGAACGGCTGCGCCGACGAGGAAAGCTTCGCCCAGGAGTACATGTGCGTGCCCTCCGACGATGCTTCCGCCTTCCTGAGCTATGAACTGATCGACGGCTGCAAGTACAGGGCCGGTGAGAAGTGGGAACTGACCCTCTCGGAGCTTGCCGCCTGCAAGGATGAACTCTACCTCGGCGGCGACATCGCCCGCGTGAAGGATCTAACCATCTTCTGGGTCATCCGGAAGGTCGGCAGCTTCCGCCCCACCATCCACCGCATCGCCCTGCGCAACGTGGCCTTCGAGGAGCAGGAGCGTCGCCTCTACGAGTTGCTCTCGCTGCCCACCCTCCGCCGGTCCTGCCTGGATAACTCGGGCCTTGGCCGACAGCTCGTCGAGCGTGCCCAGAAGCGATTCGGCACATTCAAGGTGGAGGCCGTGACCTTCACCGCTGCCGTCAAGGAGGAGCTGGCCTATCCGCTGCGCGCGGCCTTCGAGGACCGCACCGTCCGCATCCCTGATGACCAGACGGTGATCGCATCGCACCGGGCCATCCGCAAGGAGACCACCAAGAGCGGGAACGTCCGATTCGTTGCTGAGCACACCGAGGCGGGCCACGCCGATGATTTCTGGGCTCATGCCCTCGCCCTGCATGCTGGCAAAGCCAACTCCACCTTCCGCGCTGATCTGATCTGATGAACTTTTTCCAGCGCTCACTCTCCATCGGACGGGATGCCATTGCCGCTGTGCGCCGGTCCTTCATGACCGACTTCACACGCGGCCTCGACATCGAAGGCGGCATGGCCAGTGGCCTGCGCAATCCCTACCGCCACTCGGTCTGGGTGCAGTCTGCCATCGGGCTGGTCTGTCAGCCGATCAAGGCGGTGGCTCTCAAGTTCTACCTCGGGGAGACCGAGTACGAGGAGCCATCGCTGGCTGCCTGGTGGAGGAAACCAGCCGAGCGGATGAGCTACGACGAGTTCCTCGACGCCACGGCCGGATGGTTGAAGCTACGCGGGGAGTTCTTCTGGGTGCTCGATGACACATGGCTGGGGAAATCCTCCCGCCGCAGTCCCTTCCTGGTCGCCTCTCCCGATAAGATGCGTCATGTGGTGGTGGGTGGGGAGCTTCTCGGCTGGGTGCTGACGGGATCCAACGGCCAGCAGATCCCGCTTCTCCCCGAGCAGGTCATCCACGAGAAGCGGTGGAATCCCGACGACGAGTGGCGCGGCCTCGGTGAGATCGAGGCGGCACGCCTCGCAGCGGAGACCGACTTCGTGGCCGGACGCTATGCCCGCGATACCTGGGCGAACCAAGGCGAGGGTGGCGAGTACATCTCCGCCAAGAATGGCTCGCTCACCGATGAGCAGCGGGATCAGGTGACTACCGCCCTCCGGGCCAAGCGGGCAGCGAAGCTGCGTGGCGACTTCCGCCCTCTCTTCTTCTCAAGCGACATCGAGGTGAAGAGCCCGACGATCACCCCTCCCGATCTGGCCTTTGCCCAGAACCGTTTGCAGTCCCGGCATGAAGTCTTCATCGCCTTCGGCGTTCCCGCCTCCATGGCGGACGTGCAGGCCAGCTACTCCATCGGCAGCGCCTCCGACTACTTCCGCCTGATCCATGGAACAAGCATCCCAGTGGCCGCGAAGATCGCTGCCGCCATCTCCCGCCTGCTTGCCATTCAGACAGGCAAGGAGATCGAGGCCTACTTCGACTTTGACGATCACCCAGTCATGCAGCAGGTCCGGAGTGAGCGGATAGATTCCGCCATCAAGCTCTGGGGCATGGGGATGCCCATGAAGGAGATCAACGGCTACCTCGACATGGGACTCAATGCCTATGCCGGATGGGAGACCGGCTATCTCCCGTTCTCCGTGCAGCCGACCGGCATTCCCCTTGCAGACCCACAGCCTGAGCCCGGCATGAATCCTGCAGAGCCGTTGGATGATGCGGTCTCTCTCATGATCCGCAGCCTAAAGGATCCATCAGCTATAGCCGATCCCATGGCACTCCCAGCTACCCAGGAGAGCCAGGAGAGCGATTGCGGATGCGGTGATGATCCGATGCTCATCTCCGGCAAGGAGAATGATGCCTGGGCTGCTCATTGGAAAGCTCGTCAAGGCACCATCAAACTCTACCAGTCCAAGTTCAACCGGGTGCTCATGGAGGCCCGCGCCGAAGTCCTCTCACGGATCAACCGCGCTGCCAAAGCTCTCGGGGATGCAGGTTCGACGATAGTGGCCAAGGCTGTCTCCGCCGACTTCAACTTCGACCTGCAGGAGTGGGAGGATGGTCTGATCGTCGAGATGAACAAGGCCGGTCGCGAAGCCCTCCAGACGGCAGGCCAGCAGTGCTTTGCAGAGATCGGGAAGGATGATGCCTGGAGCATGCCACCTGCCAAGGCGATCAACTACCTCAAGAGCCGCGAGAACTTCTTCTCAGACCTGGCCGACTCCATCCACACCCAGATCATGGGCTCCCTGGAGGAAGGGCTGCGCAGCGGCGACACGATGGAGGAGCTGGCCGGGAGGATCCGCAGCGAGTTCACCGGGATCTCCGCCCAGCGTGCCATGCGCATCGCCTCGACCGAGACAGGTGCCGCCTACGGGGCAGCACGTCAGGAGGCGCTTTCCCAGTCCGGTGTCAGCTTCAAGAAATGGCTCTCCAGTGGCAATGCCTCCGTGCGCCCCACCCACCACATGGCCAGCGGCCAGATCGTCAAGGTAAGCGATCCCTTCGTCGTCGGCGGTGCCAAGCTCATGCATCCGAGCGACGGCAGCCTGGGAGCACCCGCACAGGAAATCATCAACTGCCACTGCGTGGCGATCGCGACACGGGAGAATCCCCAGTCATGAGCTACCCACCCCTCCGATCCTACTCATCCATGAAGACCCTCAAAAACGCCATCGCGCTGAGCGCCAAAAATAAGCGGATTTCTTATCCCTCTGCCGTGATGAACCGACTCGGAGGAGAAACGGGCCTTAGCGGGGCTTTGCAGGAGTTGCAGCGCGGGTCACACCCCATGCTCACGACCCGATCCGGCCAATAAGCTTCAATTCACCGACTTTGCCCCAAAAAAACCACACCATGAAACAACTCCGCCGCACCATCCACCCGGAGATCAAAGTCCTCGACGCAACCGCCGGTCTCGTCGAGTACATCGCCAGCGACGAAACCCTTGACCACTACCGCGAGATCATCCGCGCCGATGGCTGGAGGTTCAACTTCTTTAAGAAGAACTCCCCCTTCGTGGACAGCCACGACACCTCCACCATCGAGAAGCTCCTTGGCAGCGTCCTCGACTTCCGCGTCGAGGGCCGCCAGCTCATCGAGACCTGCAAGTGGGAGCCCGATGCCTCCCCCCTGGCGAAGATCGGCTGGGCGATGACCCAGGCGGGCCACCTCAAGGCCGTCTCGGTGGGCTTCATCCCCACCAAGGAAGTCAACCGCTGGGAGAATGGCGGAGCAGACCTGGCACGGGAGGCCACCATCCTCGGACTCGATACCGCCACGGCGGCACGCGTCTCCTGCATCTACCTGGAGCAGGAGCAGATCGAGCTCTCGGCCTGCATCATCGGGGCTAATCCCTCGGCTCTCGCCCGCTCGTTCAAGGATGGCGTCCTGAGCGATGCCGACATCGATCTCCTCTCGGAGAAAGCCATGAAGATTTCCGCAGACACAGAAGCAACCGCCCGGTTGGCAGAGGAAGACGCTGCCGCCATCCGGAAACAGGAACAGCGTCAG